AGAGACACTTCTGAAGCCAAGCCTGGCTCTACGGTCTTCTGGCTGTCGTAAACAACCGGCAGAACGCGCAGAAGGATGACGTCACCCTTTTCTGCGGGAAATTCGAATTTGGTGTCAGATGTTTCACCAACCGTCTTGAACGGGTCGCCGTTGATCGACGCTTGTACCTTGGCGGTCGTGTAGATGCCGTTTTGAGGCTGCTCCCATTGAGCTGACACATAGCTGGTGAAGTTTGCGCCGCGCAGGGTCAGCTTCTCTTCGATTGTCAGGCTTGTGACCTGATCGGCAATCGTTAGAGATGAATAGTTGTGTGTCTGCGCTTCTGGATCATCGCTGTAGACATCTTCAACGTATTCGATTGCAGTGATGCTGACCACGTTGTCGATGCTGCGAGTGACCGACTTGATGCGAAAGGGCTTTTTGGTGAATTGCAATTCACCAAAGATGAAGTTTGGATACTGGTCAGGAACTTCGCTCAAATCGGAAACGAGTGTGATCGTATCGGTTGTGACGCTTCCCGCGGTTGCAGGGTTCACGACACCGATGTCTTCGATGTAATCGACTTCATGCAGCTTTTGATCAGTCAGCACCGATAGATCATATGTGGCAGCCTTCGACTCCAGCAACAGTGTGTTTGTGTCGATCACGCGCTTAATGGCCAGGTCAAACCCGCCGGTCTCTGATGTCAGCCGGCCGATTTTCCAGTCAAGGTCGATCACGCCGTCGATGGTGATCAGATTGTCGGTTTGCGTCAGAGTGCTGAGACTTGACAGGCGCGTCTTTTTGGACTGATGAACCAGAATGCGATAGTCTTTGCCAGGTTCGAACGTGATCTCTTGATCGAGGACAATCGTGTCAACGCTTGAGCTGGGCAACAGACGCCCGCCTTTACCCCAGCCGGGCATCTTGTGCTGAACTGCAACAACGTCGCCCACAGCGCAGCCCACAGCTTCTAGCGGGCTTTCCCATACGGCTGTACGCTTCACCAAGCGGTTGTAATTCATGCGCAGCGTACCTTCGCGCAGCGCACGCTGCTGGTCCACGATGCCCTTAAGCTCGATGGTAGAAGACTTCAGTGGCTCGCCGCGGTTGAGGGCGGTGTCGTTTGTGACACGCACGGCGCGGCGACGGTAAAGGTCGTTCTTATCTGTAAAAGCGATTTCCAGGTCATTGATGCGATCTGCAAAAGGCAGATAGGTGATCTGCATTGAGTTGGCTTTGATGTTACCATCACTGAACAGCATCGTCGGCGTGTCGGGTCGGTCAATGGCAACAGACAGACGTGCGCCTGAACTGATGCGCTGGGCGCGCCCAGCAATGTAGATGTGCTTGAGCGCGTCATCGATGTTGGACATCTCGGAATAGAGACCGTTGAATGTCAGATTGTTGTCGTCGCAGAAGTCGCGCCATTCAGAGAAGGCTGCAAAGTCAATGCGCTCTTCTTCCAACTGACCGCCGTATCGCATGTGAGTATAAGCATCGAGCGCGATGTCGGCAGGGTTGCTGGAGTAGCGCACGTCCGTCACGTTGCCGTTATGGTCATAGATCGAGACAACTCGGCCTTTACCAACGGCGGTGATTGTCGGGATGCCGTTGAGCTGCCCCGTGAGCTTGATCTTTACGCCAAGCCATGCTGTGAAGGGTAAAGACACAGGCTCGACAATCACTTCACCGATGTCACCGATGAGGACTTTGTCTCTGTGACCGTCTATCTGGCTCTCTTCATCTGTTCTGCGGAAGCGAACATCGTAAACGCCTTCGTCCAAGATTTCAGACTTGAACGTGCGGCGGATGGTTTCGCTTGAGCTGTCAGAGATCGTGATCGGACCGGCGCTTTTGATTTGAGTTTCCGTCGTGATCGACCCATCTGCACCGCTTGTGATGATTGCACGCGTTTCATAAGCGGCGCTTGGAAGACCCACCTCAATGGCTTCGACCACGCCGGAGCCTTCGATAGCGCCTGTAGAGAATTGGATCCAGGGGATTGAGCCTACGGCGCGATACTCAAACGAGATGCCGTATGAAGGTTTGGTTCCACTGTCTCTACCAGGCTGCCAGTTTGAATATACATTCGCGATGACCTTGATGGCGGTTGTCAGCTGATTTGGATCAGTGCGCGTCTGCCATACATTGTTTGCCAGAATAGGCTTCCAATCGTTCAGTCCTTGCTTTGAGTATTCAATCTCGCAGTTGACCGTGAATGTAACCTTGCGACCCTTGTTGTCTGTGGCGCCCAGACCTGCCGGTGCGACCAGATCAATGCGGATCTTATCGACTTCGCCAGACGTGGTGTATGACTGCCAGTCCGTTGTCAGGTCTTTGCTCTGATTGACCAGCGTGATCGTCTCGTTAAACCATGGGGAGATCGACTGGTCATTGTACCCAAGGCGCTTGTCAATCTCGACATCGGTATAGTTCTCGATCGGTTGATCGTTGAGATAAACCTGATCGATGCTTTCAATCGGACCCTCAGACGCCAGAACGCGAGCATAGAGATACTGGATCGGCTTGCCGCTTTCGTCTGTGGTGTTCTCGGTGTAAAGATCGATATAGTTGCCGCCAAAGGCGTGCTCACCGTACAGAACAGGGAAAGCGACTCCTTCCGCGTTTGTGTTCTTGGGTCCATCGATCCCGTAGGACTGCTGAGAGCTGGAGCTTGCTGGCTCTGGTGGCGGGATCATCGCGCTGATTAGAATGCCGCCAGCGATGTTGATGCCTGCTGTTGCCATGGACAAGGCGAATTTCGAAGCGTTTGCGCCCAGCATTGTTCCGGCAAGCCCTGGTGAGAACACCGACAAAGCAACAGTGGCGATCAGGGCAAGAATAGATTTGCCGTCGTTGCCGCCCCCGCCGCCTTCTGGCACAGGCATCACGAGCAGCTGGTCATCAGGCTTGGGGAAGGTGAAAGCGATACCCTGCTTTGGGATCGGTACGCCGTTCAGAGCGACAGCCCATTCAACCTCTTCAGGCAGACCTTCGATATAGGCAGACAGAGACTTACCCTGCTGAAACTCCAGCGAGGCTTCGGTACGATCCGATGTGTTGAATGGATTGTAGACAACGATTGCCTGAATTGTTTCAGGCGATTTCATGTCCAACATATCGGTAAGCTCCAATAATCTGACGATCAAACTTTTGCAGTCTGCTTTCGATGACCCCGTTCCCTTCAAGGGCTTGAAGAAAGCGAGTTTTCTTGTGAACGAACCCGACATGTGCACCGAAGCGCCGAACGCGGATTAGAAGTACAGAGCCTTCTTGAATGCTGGGAAGTTTCTGCCACAAACGCGCGCCCTCGGAGGACATCAGGCTTGCGTTATCTTTGGCAGAGGATGAAGATCTGTAATCAGGCAAATAGATATCATGCCATCTTTTGTAACATTCCTGAACCAAGCCCCAGCAATCGAGAGTTTTCGGACCACGTCCGCCATACTCGAATTCTACACCAATTAGGTCGATGAAACAAGTCATAACTGACTTATGTTCCACGGGGGCGAATGCCTGGCAATCCTCTGAAGCGACGCGTGTTGCTTTTCACGCTGCACCCATTTGGACCTTGTAGTGTGTAATCGCAGAAAGTCGCCGGCCCGACATAGCCGCACCCCTCACCCTTGAATGCCCAACCGCATTTGTCACGCCATTGAAGGTTGCGGGGAAAGCGCTGTGTCAGCGGGTTGCGCGCGCCCAGTGAAAACTCGACTGTGTAGGTCTGCACAGACGTCGCGATTATGTAGACCATTTCTTCGATCTCGGGGTCCGCTTCGATGTCTGCTGTATTGATCAGCTTGAAGCGCACCTTCCAGCCCACGCCACCGTCATACTCCTCACACTTGGACATGACAGCCTGTGTCGGGTCTTCGATGCTGACGGTCAGATCAGGCACGCCGTCAGAAGTCTCTGTGGCTTCGAAGTCGAATTTCACGGCTTTGTAGACATTGCCTTGATGTGCAATGTCTTCATTGTTGCGTGCCAGATAGACTGTCTCGACATATGCGCCTGTCACTGTGTCCACGACATCGATCTCAGACAGAACGATGAACGCCTCTTTTGAAGCGATGCGGTTTTTCTCAACGACGGTGGCAAGAGATAGATGCTTTGGCATTAAACTT